ATAACCTATACGTTCATCATAGATAGTGGTAGATGAAGCACCACCTGCTACTAAAGTAATATCACCTGTATTGTTAGACTTACCTTCTACAAGGTTGTTTACAATTTCAGCTACACTTCTAGCATCACCACCTGTCCAAGGTAGTTTACGGTACATATCACTACGTGCCATTATCTAGTTCCTTGTTCAGAGTATTCTATATCCATACCAATTGCAGATGACCAGTTAGCTCCTGTAGGTGTAAGACTTACTCTATGATAACGACCTGAGCTTCTTACAGAACATCTATCTTCTTGACTTGCTGTAACTGCTGTACCATAAGTAATAGTATCATCTAACATACGTCTGGAAGCCACAGAAACGCTTGCAGAGCCATTATCTACAGAAGGTCTAACAAGAGTAACAACTGAGTTATAACCGTATTCTAAGTCATTAGTAATAATGTTTCCTGTAGCTGGAGTTCCTGTAAATGTAATAATTCTAGTATCACGAACACCACCGAATAAGAACTTACCGCCTTTATATAGTCTATCATCTAGTGTGGTTACAAGAGTATCTACAGTTTTGAGTGCTGCTGCGGATGCTGCCATATCTACGGCTACACCTGTACCTGAGCCTGCACCTGTAGCTGTAAATAATACACCTACTGTATTAGCAACTGCACCTATAAGAGTAAAGTCTGTTGAGCCTACTGTTCTAATGGTATATTGTTTTGTGGCTACAAATGCACCTGCTGTTACGTTGTAAGCAGAGTCAAGACCATCTAATGTTGTACCTGAAGTAGCTAGCGTAGATAAATAGTCTACATCTGTATCTGCTTCACACCATTTTTGTGTTTCAAAGTTATAGATAAGTAGTGAACGACCACCGGATACGTTAGAATAATTCCAAATAACTAAGTTACGTTCAGGGTCTACTGCTGCTGATATAGAATCAATATCACCAATGTTAGCGTTGTTAAAGAAGTATCTATCTACCTTTTCTGAACCTATACCATTTAGTGTTTGACCATTAGTAGCATAGAAACCATCATCCGATAAGAAGTAAGCTGTTCCTGCGTATTGTGCTATAGAGTTACCTTCTATACATCCTACGTTACGAGAAATAGTGTCAAATTGGAATATAAGAGGTGAGCCAATATATGACATTCTGACAATGGCTTTTTCTAAAAATACAATACCAAACTCTCCCCCAACAAGTCCATTTATATCCCCGCCATCTGGGAGCAATTGGAAGTCGCTTTGAGAAGTTGCTGTTGTAGTCCAAGTGGTTGCATCATTGATACCTGACCATTGCACTTTGTTAGGAGTAGTACCTGCACCAATATTACCTGCAACTACAAAGTCACGAACTGCTGTAATGTATTTAGCGATAGGCGCATCTGAGCTTGCATCTGCAAAAGCTGTAGAACTGTTTACGTCAAAAGACTGTATCTTTTCAGAGCCATTAGCGGCTAGTGCTAAGTTACCAAACTGTAAGAATTGCCATCTACCAGTACCTGTATACCCACCTGATTTAGACTCGTCTACTAGAGATAAGTCAGTATTGTCTACTTTAAATAGTTTAGTAGCACCACCAGCAAAGATAAATACGTCATTGTCTAATTTAGCAGCAAAGCAATTATTAAGTGCTTCTGTAGCTACACCTGAATAAGTTACTGCTGATTTAAACGGACCATATCCTACAGCTAAAGGAATGACGTTGTTAGCTTCTGATACAGAATCTAATATAGATGGTTGGTCTGGTAACCATTCTTTAAATGCTATTCGTTGTGTAGGCATATTAAGCCTTCATAATAAACGCAAGTGCGAAATAAGGCACAAGGTTAGCATTAGTACCGCTAGAACCTTCTGTGCTAATAGATGTGGCTACTGTAATACCTGTTGTGTTTGATTGAGTGTTATATCCACTTGTGCCACTTAATAACGCATCTCCACCTGAACCTGAAGCACCTAAACCTCTAGCTACTGCGTGTAAATGTCCAGGGTCTGTAACAGTAGATGTTGCAGTATGGGTATGACTTACTACAATAGCATCTTTACTACCACCAGTTTGTGTAGAAGTACCTGTAACTGTTGTTTTAGCTGTGCCAGAGTCATCAGAAAATGCACCAATAACAAATCTATTGCGTAAATCAGGTGTTCCACTAGAACCATTACATAATAACCATCCACTAGGAATAGTAGCAATAGTTCCTGACCACATCATAATCATACCGGCTACAAACGCATTACCCCATGTAGGTGTGCCTGTGCCTGCTGATAATAATACTTGACCGCTAGCCCCTGCAGTTCCGTCTAATTGAAATCCGCCTGTAGCATTAAATGTACCTGCTACTGTAAATGGGTCACCACTAGAACCATCTTGTTGGTTTTTTAATACTGACATTAAGCTACGAATAGCATTGTTTACGTTAGCTGGTGAACAACCTTCAGCAATATTGATATTAGTTATATCTGTATTGTCTGCTGCTGTTGCGCTAAATTCTGAAATTTTGGTTTTTGCCATCTTTTATCCTTGTCTTAACCATATATCGTTACTTGGAGTAGTGTCAGTCCAAGTTTCTGTTCCTGCTGTAATTTCTGTCCATGTATCTGAAGAAGGTGATATTGCAGACCATGTTTCTGAACCTGCTGATACTGGTGTCCATGTTTCTGTTCCTGGAGTAACAGGTGTCCATCCTTCACCTTGTATTACACCTTTAGCAGTTACACTTCCTATACCTTCTACATAAGCAAAGCCTGCAAATATAGCGTTAGCACTTGCATTTACTGTAGCAAAAGCATTTACTTTTGCATTACCTGAATTTATTAAACCACCAAGTGCTGATACTGTTGCAATTCCTGTAATAGAACCACTATCTAATCTAATTCTGTTGTAGTTTACTTCTAATTGAGCATTGGCTGTAATAGAAGCATTACCACCTATTAGTAATGAGCCTAATGCTGTGACTGTTCCTGTTGCTGTAATACTTGCTGAAGATAATGCAATAGAACCGCCAGTAGCAGATACTATAGCTGTTCCTAATATAGAACCAGATGCTGATATTAATGAAAAACCATCTGCTGTAACAGTTGCACTACAATTAACATCTGCATTTCCAAATACAAGTGAACCACTTGTAACAACTGTAATTGTTGCACTACAGTCTATTGATGCACTAGCAAGTGCTATTGAAAATCCTGAAGCTGATACAGTAGCATCAGATGAAATAGATGCAGTAAAAAATTGTATTCTATTGCCAATGGCTGTTAATGTTGCAGTAGAGCTAATACTTCCAGATGAGAATTGTATTCTATTTGCAATGGCAGTTAGTGTTGCATTTGCATTAACAGAAGCTGTGCCTTCTTGTATTTGTCCAGTTAGTGCAAGAGTACTAAATGGTACTTGTGATATTGCACTTATACCAAACATTACTTATCTCCTGTTACATTATTTCTACATGTTTTTTTCATTACCACACCCATGATACAAAACTATCTCGTATCCCTTTAGTTACTGGATTAACTTTATGCGGATACAAAAAATTAGACGGAAATATTAATATGTCCCCTTGTTTTACTTTAATTTCCATGTTGTCAAACATGATAAATTCCCCACCATCATAATCATCATTAAGAAACCCTACAATAGATAATGTTGGTATGCCTTTTACTTTACCATCAAACATATCATGTATGTGGTCACAATGTTTAGCCATAGTCTTACCTTCTTTGTACCGATTAAATCTTATATAAGTAAAACCTTGCCACCCATTAAAGTAATCATTCTTAAAGTCAGTAAGTATGTATTGGCTAATAACTTCCCATACTTTTTGTGTAAGTTTATCTCGTGTTGCAATATTGTCCCAAGATACATCAAGTTCTTGCTCGCCACTTTGGGTAACATATTTACCTTCTAAATTGTAAAATACATGTTGTTCCCAAGTAGCTTTGTCTATTTCTTTTCTTATTTGATTGCATAATTTTTTATCAAGCCAAGAGTATACTTTAATGTAGTCTGTTAGCTTATCCATTAATAAACTCTGTCAATGATTTGTTATCACCAAATGTTCCTTTAATAAATGAATTAAATGCAAGACTGACTCTTACATTATCTGCAACAACATCTTCTACATGGTGCGTTAAGTTTGAAGGAAACATGACTATGCCTCCTGTTTTAACATTAAACCACCATGAATCTGAGTTCATAATATCAAAGGTATCAGTAGCTAATTGTAATTGTCTATAGCCTGATTTATGGAATGTAATTTTATCTTTGGTTGAATCAGTAGATATATAAAATACACCTGATATAAAACTATTAGGATGTTCATGCTTGTGATGAAACTCACCCTTTTTTGTCCAATTAAGCCATGACTGTGTGACAAATACTTCAGCAGGGAACTTAGGTTTATATACTCGTTTAAGATATTCATTAAGTTGTTCAGTAACAAACTTATTTAAGTCTGCCATTTCAGGTTCGTTAAGTATATAAGTGTTGTTAGATGTTACGTTACCTAAGTTACGGTTGGTAGCTTTTGAATGTTTTTTTACACAAGCAAGTTCTTCTTTAGTAAAAGCTCTGTTAATGTTATTAAACATAACAGGAGTAGGAAATATTAATTCAAAATTTGGTTCATTCATAAAGTGCTAAATAATTGTCACTTCTTCCCAGTTAGTAATGGATTCATTCCATTTATACATTTTACCGTCTGTAGGCATAGCTACAGGTGCTTCCCATGTCCATGTTGTATTGTTTAATATCCATGATGAAAATGGTTGTGGTGCGTAGAATACGTCATTAATAGAATCATAAGTATAACCTATTCCAGCATAGTTACCTCTTAAAGGTTTGCCTTCTGGATGTTGATTACCATGTGTGTTGTATGATGTTTGCAACCAAGTGCCAGGACTTGTATCTACAAATGTATCAAAGAATTCTTTTTCTGCAACGATAACTTTAACTACTTTACCGTCACAAACTTTAGCAAAATGTGACATTGTTTTTCCTTATGCTGTGTATGTGCCAGAAGCGTTAAATGTAATAATTGTATCAGAACCTGAAGTTGTAACTGTAGGTGAACCTGTTGTAGTACCAGAATAATTTGCTGTAGGTACAGAAAGTATAACTACACCTGAGCCGCCTGAACCACTTGGATTAGCTGCTTGGTCAGGACCAGCACCTCCGCCACCGCCAGTATTAGCTGTGCCTGCAATAGCATTTTGTGCATTATTAATACATCCACCACCACCACCACCTGCACCTCCAGCAGAGCGTGTAGCTGTTCTTGATGACCCACCGCCACCACCAGCTCTTGTTACAGATGACCCTGTAATGCTTGATGCTGTTCCATTTCCACCTGTTCCAGCCGCAGGACCTCCATTAGTACCTGTAGCAGATGCACCGCCACCGCCAGCACCACGAAAAGCAGGTCCAGTTTGTGAAGGAGTTGTTCCACCCGCATTGCCTTGACCAGGAGTGCCACTACCTCCAGTACCTGCAGTAGCACCAGCACCACCTCCTCCTGAACCTCCAGAAGATCCAGAAGTATTAGGACCGTCACCAGAACCGCCTCCTCCTCCACCAACAGCGGCTGTTACTCCTGGAAATGAAGAATCAACCCCATTAGACCCTCGTGCTGACAAGCTAGCTGCTCCAGCTCCGCCTCCACCAACTGTAGCAGTATAAACTGTGTTTATTGTTAAACTAATTGTTCCAGTTAAATAGCCTCCAGCTCCACCGCCTCCGCCATCACCAGAACCACCACCGCCTCCACCTGCTACTATTAAATAAGAAGCAGTATAAGATTGTGCTGGAAGTGCATCTAAAAATCCACTAAATGCAATCCAACCTTGTGTTGCATCAATATAAACTAATGAAATAGACTGTCTTTTTGTTGATAGTACCCCATTGCTAGTGCTAGAGTTTAAATTATTACCATTTGGTGAAATAGTTAGATTATTTGTATTCCATTTTCCAGCATAGTCAGTTAATACAATTGAGTCACCTGCACTAGGTGATGCTGGAAGTGTAACTGTAAATGCACCAGATGTTGTATTACATGGATAACCACTACCTGATACAGCAGTAAAGCCACTTGTTTGTACTGATTGCCATGATATACCAGCAGTAGCCCATGTTGGAGCTGAAGAACCATTAGACCTTAAGAATTGACCAGATGTTCCTGCTGCTGTAAAAGCATAAGCTGTACCAGTACCATAAGGAACAGCACCAGAAGTAGGTGTTGCTGTAGCATTAGTACCTCCATTAGCAATTGGAAGCGTTCCTGTAACACCTGTGGTAAGAGGAAGTCCTGTAGCATTTGTAAGTGTTGCAGATGCTGGAGTGCCAAGTGCTATTACGTTTCCAGAAGCATCATCATAAATAGCTTTGTCAGCAGGATAAGTTACAAATACATTCTTTGTTCCTGCACTAAATGTAACTTTAGTAGTACCACCTGCACTTGATGCTAATACAGTATCTCTAGATAAAGTAGTGCCTGAAGATGTATAAGTACCTAGACCTACTTCCCATTCAGTACCACCATCAATAGTATAGTAAGTTGTATTACCATCACCTATGACAGAAAACGACTGAAAACCAGATGCAGCACCTAATAAAGTAAGCGTGCCTGTGCCAGTTGTTGTAGTGGTTTCTTTTACTCTATCTTTTAAGACTAAAGCCATGTGTTCTCCATTTAGTTACAATTGTTCTATTATTAAGAACGATTAAGCTAATGTAACTGAAAGGTTGCCTGTTGATATCTTAAAGATATCACCACTATCGATAGTCTTCGCTGTGTCCAAAGCGGTGTGATAAAGTAAGTTGCCTGATGTTGCAGCATCATTAATACCAATCCAGCCTACAGTTCCCCATGAAGCTGTTGCTGTTGGGAATGTAACATCTGCATCATTTAATACGTTACCAGATGTACCTGAAGCTGTTGCAAAAGATACTGCTGTTCTAGCGTATGAACCACCTGATACTTCTGTACCACTACCTGCATCTGTAGGGTCTGAAGTCCATAGTGATACATAAACTGTTGCTGGTGCTGTGTATGTTGTTGCGTTTAGAGTTGCATTTAAAAGTGCGTTCTCTAAAAAATTACTCATTTCTGCCATGATTTTTCCTTTATCTTGGTGTTACGTTTAATGTGGTGTATGGATATGTTGAACCTAAATCACTCTTCTTAATATTAGCAATTGCTCTATCATATAAAGCAGACCATGTAGCAATTCTTTGGTCGTTCATAAGATATGGTTCTGCCTCTGCTAGAGTTGCATAAAGTAGAGCATCTGGATAGTATGCTAAGAACAAGTTACTAGCTGTTGTGCTAGAGATAAATGTAGGTTGAGCATAATATAAAATTTGAACTGTGTAGCTTGTATCAGGACCTGGTGCAAACTTAAATTCTGTACCTAACATTGTAAAATAGTGAGGTCTACCTGATAATGTTGTTTGACCATCTCTAAAGAATAAGTCAGGTGACTGAAACTCTAGTAACACAGGTGGGTTACCTAACATGTGTATTTCTCTGACTTCTAAAAAGTCTGTAGGAAAGCCTACTGTGCTATCTGTAGTGTCAGCAGTAGCGACTTTTAACATTCTTTCTGTTCTTAAATCACGAGTCATTCTAAATTGTGCCATTTGAATGAAGTCAGGTATCTGTGATGTTAAGTCTGTTCGTGCTAAGTAGTTTTCTACCGTAGTTACAAACGAGGTATAGTTAGTAAACGCCATCTAATTGTCCTTTTAGTCTATCCCAGCACTTGTCCATCTCATCTTTATGCCATTCACTAGCAGCTAATGAGCTTAACCATGCTGTTCTGTCAAA